AATTTAATCTGACAGACATCGTTGATCTCTAATCCTAGAACTTTGATTTGTTCTGGTGATGTCAAGGCTTCCAACTGAACAGCAAGAGTTTCAAAGCGATATTCAGGCTCAGAATAAATGCTGACTAAATAGTCTGCCAACGCTTCAGCATCTGCGTCTGTGTCTAGAAGCAGACCCGTTTGAATCAATGCCTGCTGCCCGTAGGTGCTAATTGAATCAGCATCTTGTGCAATTGCAGTTCCACCATTCAAGCGTTCAACTTGAACATAGTTGTAAAGCAATTCAGAACCATAGACCACATTGACATCACTGAATTTAATTCCAGAACCATCATCAGCAAATATAACTTGACCAGCAGAAACTGGTGCAACCGTTCTATCTTTGAAAACGAATGAACCATCTTTACCGATGAAGATAGAACCTGGTTCTGAACTGTTTACTAATTGCAAATACTCAAGTGCGTTAGTGCCATCATCAACTGCATCTGCTTGAAGTAATTCTGAACCCGCATCTATGTCTCGAAACGATGCGGGCCACGCAACTTCCGAACGATCTAGAACAGCGTTGAGTCTTGCTCCAGTCAATTGTGAGATAGCAGTATGAGCAGACAAAGCACCTTGGGCTAATTGTGTAAAGCCATCAACGCAATCTGCACCTGCAGTTGATAATCCTGAAAGATCATAACTCAAATTCCAGTCATCAACTACTCCATAGAAAACTGCAGAACCACCAGTTGAAACCCTGACTGTTCGCTTTGGAATGATTTGCCCATAGTACGGACTGGAAACATATTCTGGATCAAAAACTCTTGTGTTGTTATTGAATTCAATATTTGCAACTCCAGCAGTGAATCTGTCCAGTTGTCGTGACTTTCCACGCTTGACTGAAACTTGTCGCACAAATTCTGATACATCGTAGAACAATGTTCCTGCAAGTAAGTAATCGGTGTTGTCCAACACGCCTGCAACGGGATCATCTAGCAAAAAGAATGGGCCGCCTAAGCCCGAAACATCGAAACCAATTTCAACTGTTGTATCTGGAACAGCCATTTACGCACTCGCAAATACTGGGCCTGATGACTTCTCAAACTTCTTGATAGCATCAACTATTTCACGACCAACTTGTGCACCATTGGTTCCCATACCAGCATTCACATTGATGTTGTAAACCACACCCATTGGCATATTGTTACCAGTCAAAGGAATCACTGCTTCAGGGCCTGCTTCACCAATCATTGCAAGTGTAGGGCCAGTGACAATTCCACCTGCTGCCATCATTGGAATCTTTTTCAGTTTCTCTAGCAAGGCTTGATTGATAGGAGTCTTTGCTGGTGCTTTGAAAGTAGGCTTTGCGGCGGCAGGTTTTTTGGCACTGCTCTTTGTAGTCTTGCTAGGATCAGCGGCTGTACCTGTATCTTGAGTTGGAGCCATGATGTTTCCATCAAGACCAATACTGAATCCTGCAGCAGCAATTGCTGCCTTGACTCCATCGACCAATGCTTGACCAGCATCGATGCCTGTCTGATAGAACTGCTTTCCAGCGGCTTCACCAAGTTGTTCTGCAATCGATGCAGTTGCTTGAACTAAAGTATTGACTTGATCTACAACTGTTGCTCCACCAGCAATAATTTCATCAGCAATTGCAGTTCCCGCATCTGCACCTGCAGCAAGGACTTGACCAATTGCACTCTCAGATAGACCCAAAGAAATTAAGGTTTTTACCTTGTCAGCAAACTGAGTCGCCAGTGCTGCTTGATCTTGCAAAACTTGAATGAATGATTTCTTTTTGGTGATGGAATTCGTTGCCAATGTTTGTGCTGCTTGCAAATTTTCTAAGGCAATTTGAACGGCTTCAATGTTGTTGGTGTTCAGCGATCTATCGTATTCTATTTGCGCCTGAGTCAGAGCCATTTGTGCATCAATGGCACTTTGAACACTGTTGGCAGAATCACCCTGAGCAGCACCAAAATTAATGACTCCAGTGATTGCATCTTTGACTGCATTTTTAATGTTCTTAAATTTCTCTTTGATTGCGTCAAGTTGATCAGTACGACTCTTGAGTTCATTTCCAAGTCGTGCCATTGCTGCTTGTGTTTCTTTGCTCAATTCTTTGACAGAACTTGTAGCCTTAGCACTGCTGCCACCAAGACCTTCAAATTCAAGATTCAAATTTTGAAGTTGTGCAGCAACACTTGTGACTCTTGCGGGTGCATTGTTGCGACCTTCGGATCGTGCAACATCGCGTGATTTACTCGATAATTCTTTTTGCAGTAAAGCATTTTTGTTTCTTGTTGCATCGATCTCATCTTGAACTCCTGCAAAAGAGTTTCGCATTCTTGCACCAGCAATGACGCTCTTGTTGGCAGTGACAGTTGTTGCGTCACCAAGACCAGTCATCAAAATGATTAGTTCCGCAATACCAATAATCAGCAAGCCAATACCAGTGCCAGCAATTGCAATTCGTAAAGCACGACCAAAGATTGTTGTGGCAACTGTTGCTTCACCTGCAGCAAAAGCAGTTCCCTTGAACAATGCAATGTTTGTTCCCATGATCAGGTTCACAGTTCCCATTACTTTTGCAATGTTAGAAATTGCACCAAGGAACGCGCCAAGGATAAATAGTAAAGGGCCTAGGACTGCAATCAAACCAGCAAAGAAGATAATGGCTTTTTGTGTGACAGGGTTTAATTTTGCAAAACCATTGAAGAAATTTTGAAGTGCTTCTGCAACTCTCATGATTGTTGGTGCTAACTGTTCACCGATCACAAGTGCAGCAGTTTCCATACTGCCTTTCAACTTTTCAAGCGAACCTGACAAACCAGAATTTCTTGCTGCTGCCATGTCTGCTGCTGCACCAGCAAGACTTGATGCAGAAATGTATTTGGCAATACCAGTTGATCCTTCATTGTAAAGAATGTTTGCAGCACGAAGCGCATCAGAACCAAAGATTGTTTGCATCGCTGCAAGTCTTTGTTCTTGCGTCAGACCTTTGAATCCGTCTTGAACTTCACCAGCAATTTCAGTTAGGTCTTTCATGTTTCCTGAAGAATCAAAGAATTCAATTCCAAGTTGCTTCATGATTTTTGATGCTTCAGCAGAAACAGGATTCAGACGTTGCAAGAATGTTTTGAAAGAAGTACCAGCGTCAGAACCACGAACTCCAGCATCAGCAAAAGCAGCAAGAGCAGCAGTAGTTTCTTGAATAGTTAAACCAGATGCAACTGCTTGTTGTCCAACCTGCTGCAATGCCAAAGCAATGTCAGATACGTCAGCAGCAGAAGCGTTGGCAGCACCAGCAAGAGCATCAACAATTGAGACTGAATCTTTTGCACCAAGATTGAAAGTGTTCATTCCTGCAGACATGACAACTGCAGAATCTGCAAGTTCCATTCCCGATGCTGCAGCAAGGTCTAAAGTATTTTTAAGCGCACCAGAAGAAATCTCAGCAGGTGTGATGCCAGCCTTCGAAAGTTCAAGCATTGCTTGCGCGGCTTCATTGGCACTGAAGATTGTGTCAGCACCAAGTTGTTTTGCAAGATCGGAAAGATTTTTTAGACCTGAAACTGGAGTGTTCGTTGCAACAGCAACTTGTGCCATTGCAACTTCAAAGTCTGCAGCAGTTTTGATTGACGCAGCACCAACCAAAGTCAGTGGCAACGTGACATTCATCGAAAGTGATTTGCCAACATTCGACATTGTTTTTCCAATGCCAGCAGTACCAACAACAAATTTGTTGAAAGAACCTTCAGCCTTGCGAATATCAGCAAGTGCTTTGTTTAGTCCAGCAGGGTTCCATGCGCTAACAATTGGGACAATGATTGCCATTACTTCACCACCAGATTCTGATTCACTTGCTTACTAACTTTATCTAATGATTGAAGCACTGATCTTTGAACAGTTGTCATGTGAAGCATTGCTGCACGCCAGACGTAACGTGATGGTCTGCCCTGCAGTTTGTCAATCATGCTTCGACCTTGACCATTGATTGCATGGGATCGAGTCCCATCCTTGTAGGCATAGTCTCTAGTTCTTCCACCAGATTTGACTTTGTTGCGACGACCAGCCATGTCAGCAATTTGCAGACCCGCTGCTCCGTAGGTTCCTTTTTTGCCACCAACATAAATTGAGACAAGTGATGTCTCATTTTTTTGTGTGCGTCGAGTGAAAGAAGTTCTCACAGAAACTTTGATTGCAGCCTTGTTCCAACCAGTTCTTCCCTTATGGTTCATGCCACCATTGCGATCAAATTGGCGACCCATCAAAGGTGGAGCATCTGGAAGGTAGGACTGAATGGAAGCACGCACTGGTTCAGCAGCAACCTTCAAATCAATTCGTGCTTGATTTGTCATTTTGTTAGGCAATAGTTGCAGTTGCTTAATGGTTTCAGGGATTCCATAAACCTGAACTGTTGTCATCTATTGCCTGCCATTCATCATTTGCGCTTTGTGTCGAAGGTACATTCCCATGGTGAACAACATACGATCTGACTCATTCAACAACACAGATGGAGCAATACCTGTTTCACACGCTAGATAAGCGATGAACCAATGCTGACTAGAATCCCCTAGCCCTTGGATTTTGGGTCGTCATCACTTTGTCCGATGCTTTCAACATCGTCAAGCCATGAATCAAAATCTTTGCCAGTAACTTTCGTACGATTCTCTGAATGCCATGCAAGCCATAACAGGTCAGTGAGACGCATCTCTTGTTCGAAACGCGCCACACTGCGACTGTATTTTTCTTCGAATGCAACTAGGTCTTTTGCTGAACAGGTGACATCTTTTGCAGTGCCATCTACGAATTCAACGCGCAGGTTTATTCTCATGTTATGCAGTCGCTCTGGTTACAGTACCTGATGTAGGCCATGTGACAGACAGAGTGGCAATGTCGCCTACGCTGCTTGCAAATGGACTGTACTGATTGACAAGGCAAACAGATGTGTAAGAAGGGTTTGTTGCAGTGACAGTTCCTGATGTTGGAACGATTACAACAGTTGCCAAAGTGTTAAACAATGGGAACAGAGTTGCGTCTACTGATGCTGCGCCGAAGTCTTGCATGAATGAAAGTGTTACTGAACCAGTCTTTAGGCCACCAATGCGCTCACGGAAAGTTCCACCAAAGGCAGTTGTTTCCAAGTCATCGGATTCTAAAGCGAGTTCAGCACTGTTTAAACTTGTTGAAAAGTTTGTGCCATTGACTGTAATCTTGTAGTCGGTTGCTGCGAATTTCGCCATGTGTTTGTTGCTCCTAGTTTGCGTAGCAAAGCACTGTGAACTCTGCTGATAAATATGTTACCTCACCCACGGTAAGTTCACCGTAGTTTCGGGAGTCGATCACTCTCAGGTCAAATGCTTTTCCATTAAGTGTCTTATCTGATTCTATCGCCAGTTTGACTGATGATGATCCTGTTGAAGAAACATAAGCATCAAGTGCATTCTGACCTGTTCGTTCTGACACACGACCAACAATCAATGTGACTGCAAATGTGTATGTGTTCATTCCACGACCAAAAGTATTGTCATATTCCACGCCTTGCGGCAGGATGATTGCAATTGGTGGGCTGGGATTGTCAGGAACAGTTGCTGCAGTGCGAAGTCCACTTATGGTTGCAAGGTTTGCTGCAAGACCAATTCGGAGTTCAGATATCAAAGCCATTAGGCGAAGTTCCTAAGTTTGCGATACGGAGCAACAAGTTGTTCAACATCTGGATCAAGATAGCGACTGACACGCATTGCGCCCATGTCACCGAATCCAGCAATTCCAAGTGGACTGTCAAGACGCTTGAACAAACGTGACGACTGAACAACACAAGCCTGAGTGATTGCAATTGGGACTGCAGGCCAACCAAAGACACCAGTGACTTTGACAAGGTTCTGCTCTGACTCAACTGGGAACAAGTAGTTTTCAACTGCACGAATGCGAGTGTAGGGAACTGTCAGACCATCTGTGTATCCGTTTGATGGTTCAAGTTGATAATCGCCAACAGCCCATGTCACATCAAAGATGCCATCGCCACCTGATGAAGTCATCAAGGTGATTGCAGTTCCAGCAAGATCGTCTGTCTGCACAACAAAAGAATCATCTGCTGCGTAGAAGCGCGTTGCAGTTCCAAATGAATAGAACGAGCGCATCGCATGTCCATCGATAGCCCGTGATGCAGATTCAATTGCCATCTCTAGCAATGTGTCATCTACGGCATCCGAAATTCTTAGTGCGGCCTTCACTTGTGAAAGTGTGGCGTATGCGTTGGTAAGTGCCAATTGAAACTCCTAAGTCTGTTCTTATTCTACGGCAGACAAAACAAAACCCCTGCCGAAGCAGGGGCCTGTTTGTGGTTTCTAGTAGGTGTTGTTCTTGATTCGTTTTGCCATCTTCTTGTTTAGGTCTGCAAGAACGATCTCAACGCTGACTCCACGCTTTTCTGCAAGTGCGTTCACAACACGATCCATGCCATTGCGAACCTTTGCACAACCTTCGATGCCCCACTTATTTGTGTGGTATTCCTTGGTCAAGTTTTCGCCTGCTTCTGAGTACCAAAGTTCTGCAGCACGCTCTGTCTTTAGTTCCTTGTTCTGACGAACCATCCAAAGTTCAGCAACGATTAGTTCAGAGCCATCTGCAGTTGGTCGCTTTGCAATCTTTTCTGCTTTCTTTGCATCGCGCTCTGCTTTTGCTTCAGCCTTTGCAATTTTGTCAGCAGTCACAATTGTTGATGGTCGGTTCAGAACATCTGCTGGGGCTGAAGGGTAGCAAACTGTGCAGGCTTCTTCGCCAGCGGCTTCAACGATTTCAGTTTCTGTTGATGCTGAATACATTGGCAACCAAAGAAATGGTGTGGTGTCGAAGCAAGTGCTGCATTCCATCTTTGAGTGAACATGTCCGTTGTTGTTCTGAACTAGAAAAGCGCGATTCCAGTTGTGCAGTGCAAAGATTTCATTCAATGGCTTCATCTGTGAAACAACTTCGTCAAGAGCAACAAGTGCCTTTTCGATCTTTGCTTCGTAACGTGCCTTTGTGTTTTCGTCGATGTGACGACTGGAAACTGTTTCGCGAAAACTCATGATTGCCATGCGAAGATCAAACTTGATTCCAGACAGACGTGCTAGTTCTGTGTCTGTTGCGATTGCTAGTTCTTTCAGTTCGTTTGCGTTCATTGCCACTCCTTTGTCATGCGGTGTCCCGCCCATGGGTATATTCAAACACTTTTGTCATACAAATTCAAGTCCATTTGAGACATCCAAGTGGCGTGTTTATTGGGTTTTTGCCAGCCAATCTGCAATGGTTGCCCGCGCTTGCCCATCACTGGGAACCCAGTGGCCCGCATATTCATAATCAACGTCGAGATCAAGAGTGGCATCGTAAGTGGCATTTGATAGCGCAGTTCCTAACCAAAAGACCCAATCATCAAACGGAGCGATGCTTTGATCAAATGGAATCTTATTCCAAAGCCATTTTCGAAATGGTGAACCACACGGAATCATGTTCGCGTGCATACTCAAAATTTGTTCTGGAGTTGTTTTTGTTGGAGTCCAGATTTGTCCAGTGTCGTAATGAAAACCAAGTGCTAGAACATCTGCTTCACAAGAATCAATTTTGTCCAAAGCATGTGGTCGATATCGATCATCAACACCAATCCAAGCAATCCAATCCGTATCACAATTTTCAACAGCAAGATTCATCATGTCGCTGTATGCAAAGTCACCAGACCAATCAACAACTTTGATCCCATCCAAGTGAAGATCATCAGAAGGTATTTGATCCCAAAGAACTAGAACAATCTCATCTGGTTTGCGATTCAGTTTGTGGATTGATTCAACCCATCCATTTATCTTTTCTGGATAGCCATGACAAACTCCGACAACTCCTAATGTTGTACCAGTTTCCAAAAGGTGTCACCAGCCTTGTCAATCATGTGACGCAGCGCATCTGCATCTTGCCAATCCATCACAGAAGTGATTCCTACGTTCTCATTGGTGTGAATCCTGCAGCCCGAAAGAACTGCTTCCATGACAGCCCTGCATTCAGATTCAAAGGCTAATGGCAAATGAACGAACCATTGTGACCTTGCCATTGCATCAAGAACTTGTTCACGCGGCACATCAGTGAGTGCTTTAAACTCATAGCCTGCTTGCGCTGCCCAAAGTTCAGCCTTGAGTTTTCCTTTGAGTGGATGAGTGCGAGCAGCCCAAAGTGCAAATGGGTGCTTGTCCATGTGGTCGTAGCATTTGCTGGTGTCAAAATAGGAAAGTACCTGACCAGTCTTGCGCGGCTTGCTCCAAGACAGTTCTCTCATCATGTGTGCTGGAGTGTGAGTGACAAACATTCTTGATCCAGCAATCAAAGCATCCAGTCCTACTCTTGGAGTTTGCAAATGATGCACAAAAACAAAAGGATCGTGTTCACTGAGTCTGTTCAACTGTTGGTCTGAGAACAGATCAGTGCCTGTGACGATCACAGAATCAAAATGGTGTATGTCATGTGTATCGAAGGTGTCAGGAGTGACAATCTGAATCTCAAAGTTCAAAGGTGCTTGAAGCCTGTATTCGTAGTCTGACATTTCTGCCCCGCCTACGAACTGCCCCGTGAATAGTCCTGAGACGCTCTCAGACGAAGGATGAGCCACTTTGCTACTGTTTTCGGTGTGATGGGTATACCAACCTATTTTCATACTTCTATGACCGTTCTATGGACTTGGATTCAAGAACCTTCATTGTCGGTTTCCAGTGAGTTTCAAACACAGTGTCAGCCTGATAAGCCTTTGCAAAATCTTGAGCCTTTTGTGAGCGACCACGACCACGTTCATAGGCTGCTTCGAGTGACTCAAGGATGTGTGGCACTGATGGCATGTGGAACCATGAACTTTGTGGAGCATCCCAAAGTGGTTGCCCATCTACAAGCCAACCATCACCAACAAGTTCAGTTGATGCCGCGAACTGCGAAACAATCACTGGAGTGCCACAAGCCTGCGCTTCAATAGTTGGAATTCCAAAGCCTTCACCGTAAGAAGTTGCAAGCAAGACATCCATAGCGGTGTAGATGGTGGCGAGTGTCTGCTGATCGATCCCAATTCGATAAACGTAAGCATCAACAAACTTGAACTGATGTTCTTTGAGTCCGACTGCACTCAGGAGTTCCATCAGTTTGATTCCACCCAAAGAACCAAATTGATCAGTGTGAAGATAAAGAACTGCGTCGTCATGCTTTTGCGCGAACATTGAAAAGGCCAAAATGTTTTCACCGAATGCTTTGCGATTAGGTGATACGCCTTTGTTGGCTGCGTTCATTCCAACAACAAATTTATCTTCATCAATGCCTATGAAGTCACGACCAGTTGTTCCCTTGTGACGCTTCATGGGTTTGAATGTGGATTCAATTGCATGTGGAACATACAAAGATTCAATACCAACATTTTCCAACATGGCTTGTCCGTACTGACTCATTGCAATTGGAGTCACAAAATCTTGACGACACCATTTTGCGACAGAAGGTGGAGTTGGAATGTGATCAATTGGAACCCATGAAGCAACATTCCAATCAGCCCATCGTGGCCCTTTGAAAACCCACACATCATAGAGAGTGATCAAGACATGTGGTTGTTTAGGATTTTTCGTAGTCCAGTGGTGCATGTGTGCTGGAACAACATCGTTTGAATACATATCTGCACCACGTTGATAAACAGGAATGCCATTCCATTCGTTGTTGCAGCCTTCGAGACCATAGTTGTTGAAGATGGCAACATCATGACCTGCTGCTTTCAGTCTTTGAGTGACAGCATTTGTTTGAGTGCCATATCCCGTTCCCGCCCACGGACTATTGGAAACCCAGCCAATTCGCATTCCAGATTCTTTTGTCATGTTGCTCCTTGTCGCAGTCGTTTGAATCTATCTGATTAACCATGAAAACCCCAATAGACACGCAGGAAATCCAATGTTCCAAATTGACTTGCATTGTTATACATAATTAGGGACAATAGATTCATCAGGTTGGTTCGCCAACACAACGAAGGAGTAGGAAATGAAAGCATATGTTGCAAAGGCCAAAGATGAAGGTCTCTGTGATGCAGGTGGTAACTGGGTTGCTATCTGTGAAGCACATTCAACATTGATGAATGCAGAAACAAAAAAGTCACTTGTCGGAATCAGCACAATGGAATTCTGCGATTGCTGCACAAGCAACTGCACACCATTTTGCAAAAACTGTGATCAGTGGGATGCATAATGAAAAAACTTTCAGCAGTTGAACACACTGATCGCATTGCACGTCACTTGTCTGAACGCACTGATCTAAATGATCACGACCTTTGGATGGGAATTGCAAAAGTCATAAAGTCAGACACCATGGAACTTCGCGCAAAGTACGTCACAGAACTAATCAAAGCAATCGTCGATGCAGAAAAGGCAGGTGCGTAATGATTGAATCAAAGATCATTGCTCAAGGCAAAAATTCGTTTACAGTAAACGCTCCAACAATCAAAACAATGATTGAAGGCTTGCAGGCAATGCAAGAACTTGGACTTGATGAAAACGAAAATTTAGTTATTGGACAACTTGCAAATGGAGTTGGTTGTTTCTACATCGAAACTTTGCAAAACTAAAAAAGACAAAGTAGAACCCCGCGGGCCTGCGCTCCTGCGGGGTTCTACATTTTTACCTAATCGAATTAGGAAGCGGCTCCAGCGAAATACTTCACATGTGAAGTCTGAATTAGATTTCCATCAACGCGCATAGTTGCACGGAATGTAATCAAGTCATTCTGGAATGCGTAATCGTCGGAACGATCTAGACGCAAGCCACCAACGGTGCGAACGAAGTACGAAGAAAGGTTTCCGAAGATAACTGACTTTGCACTTGTTGTAGGGGAGGCCATACTTGGATTTTCGAATATAGGATATCCGAGAAGCAAGTCACGCGCATCTGCAGATAACGATGGACTGAATAGGTACTGACCAGCAGTATCTTTCAATTTCCTGACTGCAGCAATGCTTGTTGCATTCATCTGCCATCCCGTGCCTGCCATACGACGACCTGCAGTGTCTAC